CTGCATTTAAAAGGAAGAATTTCTCCAATTAAATGTGCATCTCCCGGAGCGGAGACTCTCGAGAGAGCCTTCACTCCCTCCTGCTGCCATTACTGGTCAGCACCCTCCACAAGAGGGCCTTTGGCCTAGGCTATGCCAAGGTCGTTTTATACGCTAGCCTTTAATAAGGCTTTGCGTACCCGAGCTTTATGCGTAGGGCTCGGGGCCTACCAGCCTGTTGCAGATGCTGGGGATCATAGATTGGATCTTCTGATCTCTTTCCCAACGTCTTAACGAGAGCGCCATATCCATCGAGTTTACTCGAAGGGATACGTGATGATACTCTATAACCCTTTACCAAAGGGGTTTGGAGATCTGGATGCATTTTGTCAACACTATAAGTGCCAGCAAAATCCACGCGCCCTAGTATTGGACTGGTTTCGAGAACCATCGGGTAGTGACCATTAAGGCACTTTCCCAGGATGGAGTCAAGCCAAGAAGCTGTATCGTGATACCCTCGTTTATAGAGGTTGTTACGAAGAGCAACTGTCGAGACAATTTCTCGTTCCTGTCCAGCAATAGGTTTCCGTGTAGAAGGAAGCTCTGTTCTGACTTTGGCGATTGTAATGTCAAAGCCAGCAAAGTATTCCTTTCCGCAAGACTCTCTGTACATTCCTGTCCAGAAAGACTTGGTGTTGTTCACTCTAAGCCCATAGGCTTCGAGGGTCTTCACCACGGATTGGGCCGCTCGTATGGGGACAACTATGTCATCACCATACACGCGCACCAACCCTGCAAACTCTTTAACGAGATTTGCAGGGCGGATGGTCGGATAGACCTTCTGTAGACCTATGAATACCAGAATCGTAAAGATAATGGACTCAATTGGGAAACAGAGGGCTGAACCCATAGACGCGTATTTGGCTAGATCTATGATCTTACCAGATACGTTAGCTTGTGGAGAACGCATTGCCATAACTGCCTCTCTTACGAGAGGAAAGTCACGGAATATGTCTCTTACAAGCTGACTATCAACCAAATCAGATGCATCACTCAAATCGAGTGTAGCATATCCTACATGCACAGCCTTCTTTGTATAAAGAGGACTTTGCATTGGGTAGGATCCACGGAGAGCAAGGCCTTGGTTTGGCTCTTGACTCTTCCAGGACATGATAACACCGACAGGATCTCTGTCGATGTGCCTAAAGAAGCTGTCATGAAGCCCTTGCTGTGCAAATTGCATAGCAGTCGACTCAATGGCAATTATTCTAGGGGTTGATAGCGTTTTAGGAACTGTGATAACCTTAACAGGCATCACAGCGCCGGGCACTGCGTTACCTGATCCAATAACTTCATGAAAGAAGTAATTGGTGTAGCTGTTGTAACCGTACCTTCCTCTCGGAAAGACGGACTCCAGCTGATCAGGCCAGGACTGCAGTTTTGGAATAAACTTCTGGTTACCCTTTAGTTTATCCGCTACTGCGCCAGGTCCATGGATAGGACGAAGCAATTCCTGGTCAATATCACTATTAACCTTTTGGAATACATCTCCGAATATCCAATCACTCATAGTCGTTATTGCAGCCCGCATTTCTGGGGTTACAACCGACCTGTGAGAAAGGACAAACGCATCGTTCTCGATATAGCGATCTAGAGCAGCTTGAACCCTTTTGGGGGAGCACTCTAGTTCTACCTTCTTTAGCAATCCAGAAATCTGGAACATGCTACGGATGGCATTGGCTGCTTCCAAGCAGTCAGCCATATCGAGTAACCGACCATCACCTTCATCGAACACGAGCCGTAGAAACCCACCTAAAAATATAGGAAGTTTCGATTTACCTCGGTTGAAAGACCGAAATAAATCACTGGCTACATAACCTCTATCAAGAGACTGTTGAAGGTCTTTGAAAAAGGTTGCTAGAGTGATAGTCATAAAACTCTCACCCTCGTGTTCAACTCGACTCAGGATGGTTTTAATATCCTGGGTGGTGTCGATACCACATAGATTGCCAGATTCTCTGACAACCTTAGTCAGGAGAACTGCTAATAGGCTATTCATTGACGCTCCTTTCAAGAGCTTATCAATCCGTAGCAAATAGCGGTTCTTCGATCCCTAATGCTTTCTCGGAGTTTTACCTCCATGAGAGAAAGCGAAGTAACCAATTAAGGTTACAGCGACGAGGGACTGAAAGATGGTGATTCCAAGCAAAACTTGGTCCACCGTCAACATCAGTTCTCGAGCCCGAGCAGCTTCTTCGTGTTGGCATCAGTACCAGCCGCCATATTGGCGACGATACCGTTCCAGAACGTTAGAAGTTCTGCTGCAGTAAACCCCTGAAGGGGCTTATTGACAGAGAAGGTTACGAACGCTTCTACCGGCTTATAATCAGCCGGTCGGAGCGGATCCGAAACCAGTTTGCTCAGTCGCACCTGGACACTCGATGAAATCCGTTTGCCACGATTGTGACGGACGGACATCAAGAGTGTGCCGTCGGCAGAGGAGAATTCTCCAGTGCCGGGTCCGGTACCAGTTCGCGGAAGCGAAACAGCACCGGCTCCAGGGTTGATACTTTGGGGATCTGCGAACGCCATTTGCGTTCTCCTTATCTTGTGAATGGGTTTATAGTCCGGTTGTTACCAGACTGTTTACGTCTACCATTTATGAGATAGAACGCACCTTAGTCTCTCTGCTCAGTTTGTGGAGCTACTAAAGTCGTGCACCGATCTTGCCTTGTGTGGCAAGCGTTGCCAAAATGGCAATCTGCTGGGCGTTGAGCCCATTCAGATTAACGCCAAATCCATATGGAGTTGCACGCAATCTTTCCTTCTTATTTTGAGTAATAAGAGAGGAGATTGGCCCTGTGGAGTTACCCGCGAGGATAACACCAGAGTGCGTATACTTGACAGAGACTTGCGTCTCATGCATCAAATATGCGTATTGCAACACTTGGTCACCAGCTGAAATTGCTGCATTGATGGCTAAAACGTCACCAATGTTCACAAACCAGTCGGAAAGCCAAGTCCATGGCGCAAGCTCCCACAACAGCTCTAGGTCTAGGCGAATGCCTAGAGTCAACCTAGCAAGCTGCGCGATGCGACGTAGATTACCGAACAACTGTGAATCAGTTGCAAGGTAGTACATCCATCGAGCTGTAAACCAATACCTTTCATAGGTTTCGGTTTCAGTTGTGAGGTCGCCTCTTGTGCCGATCTGACCATTAGGCTTAGTAGGAAAGCCACCTGTGACAGGATCTTTAAAAAGATCGAGTCCTGGGTAAGCTCCTGCAGGCCCAAAGGGAAAGCCCAACCAACCGTTTGTGAAAACAGTTGAGAAGGAGCTTGTCCTAATCGGATCGTCACGCCGAGTACGTCTAACCGTCTTGTCGGGACCAGCATCACGCTGGTACTGGGTAATGATGTCGTCTATCTTAACGATAGACTCACATACCTTCAACAAATCGGAAACAAACGGGGACCAGCCAAAAACTATATTTAGATATTCGGACCCAAGATTTTTGGGTAGATTCCGACGATCAAATAGTTTATGGTCAATCCTATCGAATGGTATCCGAGGCATATCGATAACTAGTTCAGCTATCAATTGCGTCAGGTTAGCGTGGGATTTTCCAGGCATGGAATTACGAAGGAATTTTGTTCCTTTCGTGATATCCGCAGCCGGGACCGAAAACGTGACACGATCATGTCCGTCTGGAGCATTGTGACCCGTCCAAAAAGGAACAGGGTCCATTGCAAACAGGGGGCCACGGTAGTTACAACCACCGTACCCATTACGAACAATATAGTCATCATGAGAGTTAACTATAGAGCTAACTTTCAGATTTCTAAATTCGTGTCCCGTATCGAACGGCCAGTGAAACTGTACGACGTTAGCATTTAAAATCTGCTGATAGTCGTAATATGAGTCAATGGTCGCACTTCCCTCAGAACTACTCCTATAGGAGTAATTTTGCTCGTGAGAGATTAATGAAGCGATGTATTGATAAGAACCAACCCCGAAAGAGGGTTGTAAATAGTACTCACGGTATCCCGGGAAACCCGGAAGACCATGAGGTGCTAAGCTCAAATCTCTACGTCGATTTTCATAACCCGCCATGAATTTTCCAATGGATAACTAAGGGCTAGCGAGATGATGCACTGCAAAATCTCATTGCTAGCAGAGAGAGTATTTCCCTGGCATCTTTCGACACCGGGAGGCCCTTAGGGGCC